AAAAGAATTGACGGAAAATTTTTATTTGTTTTTTGTCCAAGTCTTTATATAGAAAAATTAGAAAATATTTTAAAAGAAATCAAATTAAATATTGAAGAAGTCGTAGTTGGACCTTTTGCAGAAAGCATTCCCCTTTTAAATAAAAGACAACGTATAGCTGGAGCAGCGCTTGTTAATATCGGCCACTCCACTACTAGCATTTTGGTTTATGAGAACAATAATCCAATTTTAACTTCAGTTATAGGTATTGGTAGCAATGACATTACTAACGATATAGCCTTAGGATTACAAGTTTCTTTGGAGGAAGCTGAAGAAATTAAGCTTGGACGTAGCGACCTTTCCTTTTCTAAAAGAAAATATGAAGAGATTGTAGAAGCTAGAGTGGAATTTATTTGTGAAAAAATTAATTTAGAATTAGATAAAATTAGCCGTCGAGAATTATTGCCTGGCGGAATAGTTTTGACTGGTAACGGTAGCAAACTTCCAAAAATAGAATACATGTTTAAAAATTATATGAGATTGCCAATAAAATTTGCTGAAGAAGAAATTCGTAATTTTTCTGATGGGCAATTAGGAGATTCGGCTTACGCTAGAGCTTATGGTCTAACTTTTTTAGCTCCTATTATCACTTCAGATTATAGAGTAGAAAAAATCTTTAAAAACTTTTGCAAAAATATAAAAGCTTTCTTGAAAAAACTTTTACCTTAAGAAAATAACCATTCAGAAATCACTTTATAAAATTATTAAGCCATATACCGATTTTTTTGGCAACTCTTTGCATTTTTCTGACTTGAATGATATACTTTTTCCACCTACTAGAAACTAATAGAAATAATGAAAATATGTCTAAAACACTACCTGAAATTCAAAGTTTTGCAAGAATTAAAGTCATTGGAGTTGGTGGCTCTGGAAAAGGAGCTATCAATCACATGATCAGTTCAAATTTGAAAGGAATTGATTTTATAGCCATGAATACCGACACTCAAGATTTACATAATTGTTTGGCTAGTAAAAAAATTCATCTCGGGAAAAATTTAACCAAAGGTTTGGGAGCTGGAATGGATCCAGAAATTGGCAAAAAAAGTGCCGAAGAGACTAAAGAAGAAATTCAAGATGCGGTGAAAGGAGCAGATATAGTTTTCATAGCTTGCGGAATGGGAGGAGGAACAGCTACCGGAGCAGCCCCAATAATCGCTAGAGCTGCTAAAGAAGAAGGTATTTTAACTGTAGCCATTGTCACCAAACCTTTCTTTTTTGAAGGACAAAGAAGAGCTTCCATCGCTGAAGGAGGATTGGTTGAATTAGAAAAAGAAGTGGACGCACTTATAGCTATACCAAATGATAGACTTCTTTCAGTAATTGATAGAAATATGTCTGTTAAAGACGCTTTCAAAATGGTAGACGAAGTTCTTAAACAAGCTGTAGATGGTATTGCCGACATTATCAAAACTGCTGGCACAATCAACTTAGACTTTGCTGATATCAAAAGAGTACTCAAAGATTCTGGTACAGCTCTCATCGGTATCGGATCTGCTAGTGGAGAAAATAGAGCTATTGAAGCAGCTAAAACTGCTATCTCTTCCCCTCTACTCGATGTTTCCATCAATGGAGCTAAAGGACTTTTATATGCAATTTATGGTAATGAAAATCTTTCTATGTTCGAAGTTTCTGAAGCTGCCAAAGTCATTACCGAATCAGTAGACAAAGATGCAACTATTATTTTTGGTATCGTAAATAACGACACTCTTAAAAAGGATGAAATGAAAATCGTGGTTATCGCTACCAAATTCCCTTCCAGTTACAAAATGCCTTCCCATCGAAATTCTGAGCCAATTTACATGAATATAGAAGCTGAAAAGCTCAAAACAGAAGATTCTCTAGTAAAAGAAAAAGAAGAAAAGGAGGAAAAAAAAAGCGAGGAAAAAAAAATAAAATTTAAAGAAGACAAAGAAGAAGTAACTGTTAAAGAGAATATATCTTCTTTTATGCGTAACAAAAGACCAGAACCAACAATTTCTGAAGAAGAAGAGAAAATTAAAGGCCGTCTAGAATTGAATAATGAATTAGATGAAGACAACCTTTTAGATATCAAAAGAATGAGAAAAGCTAAAGAAGAGAAAAATGTTAAAAAAGGAGTCTTTTTGGATGAAATCGAAGAGGATGAAGAAGATGATGATGACTGGAATATGCTTCCCCCATTTTTAAGAAAAAAGAAATAAAATTACTTAAACAAACCCCTAAAGGGGTTTGTTTTTAAAATCTAAAAATTCTTGTATAATGTATTTATATGGAAAAAAATATCTTTGATTTAATTATTGTGGGTGGTGGACCAGCTGGAGCAAGTGCGGCTGTTTACGCTGCTAGAAAACGTTTAAAGACTGCTTTAATCTTAAAAGAGTGGGGCGGACAATCAGTGGTCAGTGAAGACATACAAAACTGGATCGGCACCCCTCATATTTCCGGAATGGATTTAGCCAAAAATTTAGAAAATCATGTTAAAGAATATGCTGCAGATATTTTAGAAATTAAAACTGGTAATTTTGTAACTCAAACTGAAATTGTAGAAATCGAGAAAGAGAAAGTTATAAAAGCTACCTTAGAAAATGGGGAGGAAGTTTTTGGAAAAGCTTTATTGATTACCACTGGTTCCGATCGAAGAAAGCTGCAAGCCACCAACGCTGAAAAATTTGAATATAAAGGCTTAACCTATTGCGCAACTTGTGATGGACCAATGTTTTCTGATATGGATGTGATCGTAATCGGTGGAGGTAATTCTGGTTTTGAATCAGCTGCTCAACTTTTAGCTTACTGTAAATCCGTAACCTTACTTTCTCGTAGCGAGCCGAGAGCGGATAAAATTATTGTAGATAAACTTCTAGAAAGTCCTAATTTTAAATTAATAAAAAATATTACCATTAAAGAAATACACGGAGAAGATTTTGTTAACGGTTTAACTTATGTAGATAAGTTTACCAGAGAAGAAACCAAAATTTCTACCAACGGAATTTTTGTAGAAATTGGACAAAATCCAGCTACAACTTGGGTGAAAGATTTAGTAGAATTAGATGAAGAAGGAAAGGTTAAAATAGACCCTTGGACCAATAAGGCTTCTAAAGAAAATTTAATTTGGGCCGCAGGAGATTGTACTAATATCCTTTATCAACAAAACAATATTGCTAGCGGTGAAGCTATTAAAGCTATAGAAGATATTTATAAAGCCCTAAAAACTCAATAGCGGAAATGGAGAGATTCGAACTCTCGAAGAGGAAAACTCCCCTTGCCTGATTTCGAGTCAGGTGCCTTCAACCACTCAGCCACATTTCCTTTCTTGTTTTAAAATTTTAACAAAAATATTGAGTTTTTAAAAATCACACTTTGCATAATTAGCTTAGCAAAAAACTACCCACTAGGAGTAGCTTTTTGAATAATTGTGAGCCTAGTCGTGGTGCGACCTTAGGATTCCTTGCACCACAAAGCTTTTTTGGCTTTTCTAATCATATCAAATCGACCCTTGTCGAGCGACAAAAAGTGACAAAAGTGACACAGGATTGACTATTAAAGTTACAGAATAATGTAACTTTTTATATACAAATTAAGAATAAAATTACCTTTGTCCAAGGAACCAAAGATAAAAGTAATATTGCATACAACCCAACAAAAATCCAAGGAACATATTGTTCTATATGACTAAATGGCCAGTATTTCTTTTTGTCTTTTCCGCGACCAAGTGCCTCCCATTCTGTATCGTATAAGGCAAGTGGCAATCTTTCTTCAATGGTGTGAATCACTTCATACTTTGCACTGTTTAATCCTTTGTATGACAAGACAATTCGATACCATAGATAACAAATGATAGCACCAGCAATTGAAGCAATAAAAAGGATTAGGGTATTTTCCTTAGAACTGGTTTTTGTCATGATGAATCCTAAGAGACCGATAAGTGCAGTATTAAGACCCAGAAAAAACTCATTTGTCTTTTGTCTACGATCACTGATTTTTTCTGCCGCGTTTACATAAAGACGATACTGATCTAGTAGGTGTTCAATGTACTTTTCACCATATTTTGATGACTCCTGTACAAAGAGTTTTCCACTTAATTTGTTTTGTTCTTTTTCCATAGAGTTATGCGAGTTCACGGATACCATCGACAATGGAACTTGTATTCCATTTCACGATCTTATCTGCATTTTTCTTAACGACCAACGATGTCTTTTCACTTGCCCACGGCTCAATAGCCAAGATCGGCTTCGGGTTAGTAAATCCTTTTGCGAGAGCAATCTCCTTATTAATCCATTCACTGTAAGATGAATAGACGCCTGCAAGAATAATGATCACATCACAAAATCGCATTTGATTCTGAATAGCAGTAGAAAGTGCTGATGAACTTGGAGCGTTGTGAATAGGATCGTTCTTTGGTACAGAGTAGTCCTTATAGTTAAACCGTGGATCTGCGTCGAGCATTTTAACAAGCTTGTCGTATGCATCACCATATGCCCATGAGTGACTTATGAATATGTTGTAGTGTCTCATAGATTCTAAAGTTTATTGATAAATGACTTGATATTGTCCCAACTCCAAACATTTACAAGACGACCACTCAATGAGTACGGGAGCGTGGGTCTATCAGAGCCTGTATACATTAGCATGACTGGCACTTTTTCTTCACCTGCCGTCTTGATCTCGTAGAGTTCACCAGTTGCTGACGGCGTGTGTTTGCTGATGAGTGCAATCATTCCATCACAGCCTTTAATTTTTGTCCGACATTTTGATTCCCAGTCCGTCTCCCATGGGGTTTTCACTGACATGTCTACAAACTCAAACGGCGACTTGTCGTTTTTTGCCTGACCTACAAGAAAGTCACGGAATGTTTTGTCTTCAATAGCGAACGCAATAAATATTCTTTTCATAATGTTTAATATAGATCACCAGGAAGTACAGCAACGACTACTCCTTGTATGATACAGTTATCTGTTAATATAATCGGCTTATGGTCTTTGTTTGTTGACTTCGGTTGAAGTACAACAGCACCATTCGCTTTCTTGAACACTTTGACGGTTGCTTCGTCATTTATAAGAGCAACAACTTTGTCGTTATCTTCCGCTGTGTCTTGTTGTCGAATCAAAAGTAGATCTCCACTATTGATACCCGCAAGATTCATCGAGTCACCCATAGCACGCAAAAGAAAGTATTTCGATCCTTTCTTTGCTAAACCTGTTGAGACAGGAATTAGTGCTTGAATATTTTCTTCGGCAAGAACAGGAGCACCACAAGTCACAGCACCAACCAACGGAACATCAACTGTGCTTATTGAAGCTGTTGTCTGTGATCCAGTAAGGATAAGTTGTCGCCCGATTTTCTTTATAAGTCCTGCATCGATTAGTCGATTAATTACTAGGCTTGCAGATCGTGGAGAAGCTCCACCTGTAACCTCGTTAATCTCACTAAGTGTAGGACTTTTGCCATAATGAACAATCTTGTTACGGATAAGGGCAAACGCTTTTTTATCTTTATCACTAAGGTTATCTGTCATGGTATAAATAGTATAAATTACTCTATACAAAAAAGCAAGTATTTGCTATCATAACTACATGGCAGACGAGCAGAAAAAACCAATGACTGTTGGTGAACTGGTGGCAAAAATACATCCCCCTACTTTAAGTGAGGGGCAGATTTCTCAATTTCAAGAGATTGGTAAAAGACATGCTGAAATGATTGAAAATATCAAAAAAGTTGCACAACCAATTATTGAACAAATGAATCGCGTTCGCGAACAAGCAAAACTTTTTGAGCCAGTAGAATATCCAGCCATAGTATATCGTCGCCCTGTTGAATATGACATCTTAGAAGAACTTCAGGAGTTGAATAAAAATCACAAGCGACTTCTTTCTTCAAGCCAAGACAGTAACGTAATTATCTACGACACAAATAATGGATCACTCGATAGACATTTAGGAGGTAAACTTTTTTCGTATGATCTCACTGAAAATGGAAAAAGAAAGAAATTACTTGAAACATTACTGAATCGAGATGTTTATGTACAAACAAAAGACTTACAGAGGATACTCTCTTGCCCAACATCGCAGGCAGTAGCAAAAATAGTTCAAACTTTTAATGATTACGCAATAAACACCCTAAGACTTCCTAAGAAGACGAAACTCATTCAAGGAAAGAAAGGATCTGGCTATCGTATCAACCCAAAAATCCATATAGAAAAAGAATAAATTCCTAAGTTGACACCAAGTTGAGTGGATAACTTTGAAAAATCGCCTTTAAATAGGGGTTTTTTCTTTATGGTACTCAATTTTGTGGTGATTACATGACTATGTACCTTTTTGATTTCATGGAGTTAGTAGATTAGTCATCTACAAATTTATAAGTAACTAAATAAAACTCTATGAATAAAAAACCTTCATGGACAACAGGAGTTCGAGAGGTCAAAGACTTACTCCCTTGGAAAGAAAATCCAAGAAAAATCTCACGGGTCGCTATGGAAAAATTAAAAGAGAAAATCATTCAAAGTGGTTTTCATAGTGTGATTGTTATTGATACAGACAACACTATTATCTCTGGCAACCAAAGAAAAACAGCTTTAATACAGCTCGGTATCAAGCAAGTAAATGTATTGATTCCAGATCGTAAACTGACCGACGAAGAACGTCGTAAGATTGCTATTGAAAGCAACATCAACGACGGTGAGTGGGATTTTGAAAAGCTTAAATCTTTTGACCTAGAGCTTTTGCAGTTCGCTGGATTCAACGAAAAAGAATTGGTCAAGTTTTGGGACGAAGAGAAAGATACTAAAGACGATAAATTCGATGTTGAGAAAGAATTAAAGAAAATCAAAACACCACAAACAAAGCCAGGCGATCTTATTGTTATGGGTGGTCATAAGTTGTTGTGTGCTAGTTCCACTGACATGAACGCTGTTACTAAACTATTCGGAAATGATAAAGCTACCGCTATATATAACGACCCACCTTTTAATATCGGACTCTCATACGACAAAGGCGTGGGTAATAAGTCGAACTACGGAGGTACGTTTGATGACAATCAATCACCTGAAGAATACAAAGAATTTATTCGCAAAGTTCTAAAATCTTCACTAGCCGTATCTACTAAGGACGTACACGTCGCTTTCTGGTGTGATGAAGCCTGGGTGTGGGTTTTTCAAACTCTCTATATGGAAAATGGGGTTAAGAACCGAAGACTTAATGTCTGGATCAAAAACAACTCATCGCCGACACCTACTGTGGCGTTCAATAAGTGTCTCGAATATTGCGTGTATGGCACAAAAGGGTCCCCATATATTTCTGACTTAGTAAAAAATCTCAACGAAGTACAAAACAAAGACTACGGAACTGGTAATCAGCTTCTAGAAGATATCTCAAATATCTGGGCGACAAAACGACTTCCTGCAAATCAAATGGAGCATGCAACAAGTAAAAATCCTGAACTCCACCATAAGTTTATTATGCGTTGCACCAAACCAGGAGACATTATTTTTGACGCCTTCTCTGGATCGGCAAGCACCATGATCTGTGCCGAACAATTAGGTCGAAAGGTCTATTCCCTAGAGATAGAACCTGTGTTCTGCGATTTGGCAATTCGCAGATACGAAAAGCTTACTGGTCACAAAGCTCAAGTAATCAATAACTTCTATGAAAAAGAATAAATTCCAGGATCAGTTTCTTGATGAACTGCGAAAGGTACCTATTGTTCAAGTTGCTTGTGAGAAGACAGGATTATCTCGCAATAGTGTTTACCGTTGGCGAAAAGACGATAAAGAATTTCTCAAGAAAATGGACGGTGCACTTTCTGAAGGTATTGCTTTGGTAAATGACATGAGTGAAAGCCAGCTACTTACCCTTATTAAAGAGAAAAACTATCCTGCAATTAGTTTTTGGCTTCGTCATCGAAACGATAACTACAAGAATAAACTTGAAATTACAACCAAGGATGACAATGAAGAATTAACACCCTCACAAGCAAAAATCGTAAAACAAGCACTCAAACTCGCAAAAATTACCAAGTCGAAATCTATTAAAAACATTAATCGTAAAAAATAATTATGACTAAAATAATTCCAAAAGCACTGGTTAATACGATGATAAAAGATCGTTCAGTGCGAACATCAATTACAAAAGATAGTTTTCTGTATTTTTTTCACTTCTACTATGCACACTATGTGAAATACGAAACGGCAGACTTTCAAAAAGAGATTATTCATAATCTCGAAAAAAGTACCACTGAAAACTTATATGTGGTGGCATTTCGTGGATCAGGAAAATCTACTATGGTTACAACTGCATACCCGATATGGGCAATTCTTGGAAAACAGCAAAAGAAATTTTGTATTATCTTTTGCCAGACACGAGCACAGGCAAAACAACACATGATGAACATTCGTACCGAACTTGAGGGTAACGATGTTCTTAAAAAGGATCTTGGACCATTTCAAGAAGAGAGTGACGAATGGGGTTCATTTTCTCTTGTGTTCAAGAAACATGGAGCAAGAATTACTGTAGCTTCTGCCGAGCAAAGTATCCGTGGTATCCGTCACAACGAACACAGACCAGACCTCATCATTTGTGATGACGTTGAAGATGTGCAATCAACCAAAACTCGTGAGGGTCGAGAAAAGACCTATAATTGGCTCCGTGGTGAAGTTATACCTGCTGGTGATAGGAATACTCGACTAATCATTGTTGGAAATCTCTTACATGAGGATTCTTTACTTATGAGAATTAAAGACGAGATTGCTAAAGGTAAAGCAAAAGGAATATTTAAAGAATACCCATTGATAGATAAGAACGGTGTTTGTCTATGGTCTGGAAAATACGCCACCGAGAAAGACCTTGAAGACGAGAAACTAAAAGTTGCCAGTGAAATATCATGGCAACGAGAATATCTACTCCGTATTATTCCAAGTGATGATCAAGTTATCTACCCAGAGTGGATACAGTTCTATGACGAACTTCCAGGGGAAAAGCACAGAGGTTATCGTGGTACTTATGCAGGTGTAGATCTTGCGATTTCAGGATCCGAGGTTGCTGATGACACTGCGGTTGTATTTGCTCACATATATTCTCGTCGAGAAAAAATGTGTATTTATATTCTTCCAAATCCTATTGCAAAGAAACTTAATTTTCCTGCACAGGTTGATCTCATGAAAGATATTCGCAATACGATGCTTAGGAAAAGCTCTGATGAACTTTTTGTCGAGAGTGTCGCATACCAAGAAGCACTACCACAAATGCTTGAACATCAGGGAGTTAAGGCAACTGCAATAAAACCTAAGGGAGATAAGCGGACACGACTTGCTCTTACTTCGACAGCTATCAAATCTGGAAAGATTAAGTTTCCAAGACAAGGATGTGAACAGTTAATTGAGCAATTGGTTGGGTTCGGAGTTGAAAAGCATGACGACCTAGCTGATGCATTTTCTCTACTTATCAATTCGACCATGGATAAGCACTCTGGTGAATCTACATGGCTTATGTACTGGATGGGAGATGAAGAACCTTTGTACTTTAGAGATTATGTAGATATGGGATAAAGATTGACATTTAAACCACTTTGTGATATACTTGTCAAGTAACGATACCCGACCTCTATCTAACTTTCGAGGCTGGGTGTCGGGACCCAGTTCTTTCAAATTAAAGGTAAACAAGATGATCACTGAAAAGATGACATCGAATCAACGCAAACAAATCGTTCGATTCGTGGAGGACGGCATCGATGCCATGAACCTTCAAAAGGACGGCGCACAGCGCCTTATCGAAAACGGAGGAGAGTTTCAAGCCGAGCTGAAGAAGCTCGTTGAACGCTTCTCCATCACCAACCAGTATGCAGACGAGGAAGTGGAGTCGAGCTACGGCTACTTGTCGGGTTACAAGCCCAACAGCAAAAGTATGACCGAGCAGACCAACCGCCTCCGTGAACTGTTCCCTGGTATCGGCTACGCCAACGAAAAGCTTGCTGAGCAGGTGCTTCCTGGAAACGCTGAAGGATGGTTCGCCATTCCACGGTGGGAAAAGGTTGCTCCAACTTATGGTGAAGCCGTGCAAAAGGTGCTCGACCTGATCAAGCAAACCAGAAACGGTGCGTTCTACAACTACCGTGAAGGTGAGCTTGGTTCGAATCAGCTCCGTCAATCCGCCAAGACTGTGTCCATTTTCCAGAAGCTCGGCGACGAGCAGAAAGATCAGGACATCCTGGTGGTTCCTGCCCAGTTCGGTATTCGTCATCGCGGTCGCTCGGTTCGCCGTGCCCGTGAAGTGATGAACGCAAACGAATGTGGTCTGGGTGCATTTGCCATCGGCATCATGCTCCTGACCCATCCCGAGCGTCTCAATCACTATGACGACCTCTGGATTGACTGTGCAGGTGACGAGTTCGCTCCGCATGCCGATGGCGGCTTCTCGGGGTCTCCGTACTTCGGGTTCGCTGGCGGCGAGGTCGGGTTCGCCCGCGTTGTTGGCGGTGCCAGCGGCCGCTGTGGTTCGGCTTCGGTGTGTCTTCCGCAAGGTTGATACTTGTACTTTGTGGTCTTGAGTCTTTTGACTTCTTGATCCTTGAATCCTTGAGAGGGTTTGCGAAAGCAAACCCTCTTTTTTATTGCCGTAGGCAATTTTTTATATTTTTTGATATAATATATTTGAGTCTAGGTTAGTGTATGATCGTTTACGGATGATCATCACCGAACTCTTTCTCCTATGAGAAATCGCAATCAGGATCATAAAGACTAAGGTTTTTATGACAGTATTGTTGCTCTAGAGATACTGCTTACTATTTTCTAAGACAAGCAAGAAATTGTGTTGTTGGATGAAATACAGAATTGTGATTTATGTGCAATATCATACTTCGTGGTTTGTGGTGTGGATGGAAAATAGTAAAAGCTCCGAATGCCGATGGCGACTTCTCGAAGTCTCCGTACTTCAAGTTCAATGACGACAAGGTCAAGTTCGACACCAACGATGTTGACAATGCCAACGACAACTATGGTTCGGCTTCGGTGTGTCTTCCGAAGTATCAATTAAGCACAAAAGGTATCCATTACGGATACCTTTTGCTTTGTTCTACCAAGTCGCTATTTTTGTGACTTTATCCAACCACCAAGCATACGACCGATTTCATCAATAATTCCTTGAAGAAGTGTGTATTTCTTCATATCAAGACTTTTACTTTCTTTCATAAGCCGAATAAAAAATCTTATGATATTAAGTTTTACACTCGTCTTTTCGAGAAGTACTGCTTTTCTTTCTTTTGAAACATAGCTTGCTTCAAGTACAAGCTCAAGGATATCAATGATGATATTTTCTGTTCGTTCGTAAACAGAAAATCTATCTTGTTTAGGTACTAGATTTCTATATTCATGAAATGTTTTATACAACTCATGAATTTTACGAAGTATTGGCACATCATTATCATTCATATGAGAATTTATACGAATTTATTTAATAAACTTATTACTCCAGAAAACCTGTTTTTTGCGTGGGAAGAATTTAGGCGAGATAAGAAAAAGAAAGAAGACGTTCTTCTTTTTGAAAAAAACCTTGAGCGAGAGATATTTTCGCTACACAGAGATCTCAAGTCTTTTACATATCGTCATAGTGGGTATGCAGGCTTTTATATTTCAGATCCAAAGCGTCGCCATATACACAAGGCACAAGTGCGTGACAGAGTACTTCACCACGCAATTATGAGTATTTTGTACCCATTATACGAAAAGGTATTTATTCATAATTCTTTTTCGTGTCGTATCGGTAAAGGTACTCATAAAGGAGTAGAAGCGCTTAGATCAATGCTCTACAAAGCAAGTAAAAATAACACAAGAAACGTGTATATTTTGAAATGCGATATAGAGAAGTTTTTTGATTCTATCTCTCACGAGATATTACTTTCGGTACTTAGTTCGAGAATTAAAGATCAAGAACTTATGAATCTTTTAGTAGAAGTAGTGGGAAGTTTTACAAGTGACAGGTCCACACTTTTTGATAGATGTGGCGTACCGATTGGTAACTTAACCTCTCAACTTTTTGCGAATGTGTATATGGATGTATTTGATCAGTTTATAAAGCATGATCTTAAGGTGAAATATTATGCACGGTATACTGATGACTTTGTAATAGTAAGCGAGAGTAAAGAATATCTTGTACAATTATTACCGCAAATACGATCATTTCTAAAAGAAAAACTTAAGATACAGATACACCCAAAGAAAATCACGATTACCAAATTTGGTCGTGGTATTGATTATCTTGGATATGTATTATTTCCACATTTTACTTTAGTGCGTAAACGTACGCAGAAACGCGCCTTGAGGAAAATAAATGAGAAGATATTGCTTTACAAAAAAGAAGAGATTTCCAAAGACAAAGTGCACGCAACACTCATGTCTTATCTTGGAGTTCTTTTTCATGCAGATACTTTTAGATTCTCTGAAAAGTTAAAGAATGAATACTTCTTTAACGTGAGTAATTTTGACTAAGAAATTCGACTAGGTTCCATAGTCAGAATTATTTATTTTTACCACCCTTAGAAACAGTTTGTCCCTGACTTGGAGCAGGTCTAGGTGTTGGTGTTGCAGGTTTTGGTGTAGGACTTGGTTTAGATTGATCATTTTTGATTGATAGTGTGTTTTTATTTGCCATAGCTTTAAATAAAAAATATTAATAATACAAAACCAATAAGGAATAAATTAAGTGCCTTCTTATAATTTTTGTTTTTATCCTCAAGGTTTCTTGAATTTTTATCGAAAGCATTTTGATAATCTGAAAGTAATTGTTCTAAAAGAATTTCAGATTTCATTGAGCGATAATTCTTTGGATCATTATAAAAATCAACTACCCCAGTATTGTATGTTTTAACATTGAGTACATTCCAAAGGACGTAGATAGAAAACCCAAAAATAATGATAGGTATAAATAAAAGACTGCATAGATGATGAATACTTTGTATATAAAATATAACAATAGCCATTTCAAGTGCGATCATAACACCTGCTTTTGAATCTAAACCGTTATCAGCATTCAATTGATAATCGACCTTATCCCTCGTGGCACTTACAAGTATTTCTAGTGATTTAAGCTTATCTTCTTGTTCACTCATATAACATCTTTTAAGTTATTCCACTTATTAAATGACGAAGAATAAGAATAAGTTTTATTGGCATTTACTTTCCACCCATTCGGACCATCTTGTACGACTATTCCTCCCGCAAAACCTTTCTTATTCTTGATCCATTCTTGCAACGCTTCTGCTTTGTATTTAGTGTCAGAAATTTCAGCAGTAGATCCTTTCTTGGTATCAACGATCCAGACAGTGTTTTTGGTCTTGAATATCCAATCAGGATAGAAAAGCTTTTCCTTGTTTTCATCTGGGTTGTAATATGAGATTGAGAAAAATTCACTTCCTGTATCTCCGTTCTTGTACCACCAGATCACATCCTTGTTTGATTCTAGGAATTTTATAAATTCTTTTTCGTTGTCTTCACCTTTGTAATCTTTTTCTATATAAAAAGGTTTTAAAGCAGATTTTTTAACGCTCATTTCTTCATATTGATCAGTAAAGAAAAGAGTATCTCTTGGAATTTCAATGGTTTCAATCCTCTTTGAGCGTTCAGATTTCTTATTTACTTCTTTCTCACGGAGTGGTCTATATTTTTCAAGTGCAATACCGATAATTGGAGCAAGTACACTTGTCTGACTTAATAAATCATTAACTACTATAGTATAAATAGACTGACGATCTTGCTTAGTTAATTCTAAGAGCCACACGTTAAGTGCTGTTTTAAGTTTTCCCCAAGAACGCTCTGGTGCAAACTTTTTCTTCTCATCTATTTGTCTTGAAATATGCTTGAAGCAGAGTAGGTTATACAAACGCTCAAGATCATGTTGTGACATCTCTTGATCATGGCTTCCACCTTCGGAAATCAATTCTTTGGTAAAATTGTCATAATCATCAATTTCAACCCCAACGATAAGACCATTTGTTACTTTTGGTTTTGTTTCTAATCCTTTCTTTTCTAATTTTGCAAGTGACTGAGCAGGAGTATTTTTACTAATATCAAAGTACTCGTTCGCTACAGCACTAAAAGTTTCTTGGAAAGAATCACCAAGATCATTATAGTCGGTACGACTCATGAATACTGATTCAATTGTTATCGGTTCGATTTCTGATTTTCGATAACTTCCATAAATTGCAGGACGGTTATCGGTTTTATTTTTTCCATATTCAGTTAAAACCTCATTTCGCTTGTAGTTTGTATAAAGGTACCCAAGATTTAATTCTGGAATTGGGAAATGAGAACCAAATGGCATACGCAAAATACGACCAACAGTTTGAATCGCAAATGTCGGATTCTTAATCTCTCGGAACATCACCAATACACTCGCTCGCGGACAATCCCAGCCAGTGGCGGCGGCTTGTTTGAAAAGCAGGAATGATATTGGAGATTTATTGTCTGTAATATATTCAAGATTAACTTTTTCTTGTGAAAGCCAAATAGCTATCTCATTTTCAAGAACTCCTTTTTCTTTAAGAAAATTAAGAACGATAGTTTGTTTGTTTGTGGTAGTTGTATCTTTGCCTGCTTGATCGTCATTTGGGAGTTGAATCATTACAAGTGGATTTACCTCTACATTAATATTTTTGTAATGCCTTATAAGGTCTTGTCGTTTTTGGTACGCAAGATCAAGAAGTATTTCATCTTGATCAACACCCTTGAAATCTTTTCGATTCAAGTCTTCTTCTGTTTGGAAAATAATCTTTTCTTTTATTAATCCTGCTTCTATAACATCCTCTCGCTTCGCTTGAACGAAACCACCTTTTTGCTCGGCAATATCTTCGGCGTTAGGAAGATACTTAGGTGTAGCAGAAACACGAATAGTTATTTTAGGGGAAATAAGATTAAAGATTTCATCAGCGAGCTTAGTGTCTGCTCCGATATGCTCTTCATCAACAATTACAACCAACTTGCGACCATCTTCCTTGGTCTTATCAATGAAACTGTCAAAAGTTAAACCCCACTCATTGTCTTTGCGGAGTCTTCTACTTTCTTTAGATGTTCCTTTAATTTTTTGCCAGTTAATGAAAAATACAGAGTTTTTATTAAGCTTACCTCTGGTTAAATCATTTAAATCTAAAAGGTCTAATTCAGAAGCACCTCCGTAGTATGAAAAAAGTTTATTCCTGCTTTGTATATATGATTCCTCATTGAAAGTAAGCCAAATGAAAGCAACGTCGTTTCCATAGAATCGAGGATCACCTACAAGATCACGCAGGAATTGTGCCATCATGATTGTCTTTCCTGATCCAGTTGGAGATTTAAAAACAAGCGGAATGTTGTCATATGGCGACTTCCAAAGATTAAGGAATTGATCCTTAAGTTTTGCAATCGTATTTTCTTGGAATGGTTTTAATGCAAACATAAATTAAATTCTGTTAATTTCTTTATAAACCTCAATAATAGGTTCTGGAATATCCTCGACTTTGATATTCTTTGTCGAATATTCATTTTTGTATTCATTTTTGCCCCAACCGAAGATATAAAGTACGGTCGGCTTATTTTCCTTTTCAAGAAGCTTCACTAATTCTGGGAGTTTCGCCTTATCTTCCTTAAAATAGATAGCCGTTTTCTTTTCCTCGTTTTCAAAGATTTGCCACCAGTCATTTTTATCTGATTCATTCAAAGTATTCTCGCGGATAGCAATCATTTCACCCGCTTGATAAGTAATTTTGATTTTTGATTCGTCCGAAATTCTTTGAAGTTTTTCAATATCTACAAGATCGGTTTTGTAGTACGACAAATTACTGCCGAGACCTTCGACCTTTTCTCCTTTCTTATTTTTATATCCTTTGATTACTCTCTTGAGGCGTTCATAGGTTACTTCTTCTGCAATCTTGTTTTCGTTATTAGTACATAGAATGAATTTTCTGTTTCCACCATCCTGTTTGTTGAGTTCGAGAATTGCATGACCTGTTGTCCCTGACCCCGCAAAGAAATCTAATACAGTAGAGTTTTTAGTTGATGTGAGCTTAAGAGTATCTATTAAAAGATATAGTGATTTTGGAAAATCAAATTTTTTACCACCTAATATATTTTCTACAACCTTTGTTCCATAGTGGATAGCGTGATACTTTGGATCAATCCAGTGTGTTTTTATTACCTGATTTTCGCGATATTTTTCATAAACCTGTATTTTATTATTTTGATCTCTTTCAGCGATTATTTGTCCACCGTTTAGTCTTTCAAGAAAAGTTTCTTTTGTTGTTTTCCATGTTCGTTCTTGTCCTGTTGAAGTTATAGGTAAAATTTCTTCATATCCTTTTTGTTTTTCTAATGTGATATTTTTTAGATCTCTACTAACATATATAGGGTAGAAAAAATGAGGTTTATTTTTTCTCAAATTATGATCACCTCCGCCAGAACGTAGATAATTATTTAATCTAAATAAGCCATCTTTGTCTTCACGGTCAAAAGTTGCTTGTATATCTTCGTCTAAAACTATTTTGGCAAAATTTGCTAATTGCTTATTTTTTGAATAAAAGAGCATGTACTCATGACTTGTCCCAAAAAACTTTTCCTGGTTACGTCCCTCAGATTTATGAACCACTGAAACAATTCCGATTCGGTTACTTTCTCCAAATATCTCATCCATCAATAAGCCGAGGGTAAAAAGTTCATAATGATCTATCGCACATACAATAAAACCATTATCCGTGAGAAGATTTTTTGCTAGCTCTAGACGATTCTTCATCATCGACACCCATTTGCTATGACGATACGAATCGTTTTCATCTATGTAATTATTGTTATATACCCAGGCGCTACTACCTGTGTTGTATGGGGGATCAATATAAATGACATCGATTTTGTTTCGATGCGTATAGTTCAAAACAGAAAGTGAGTGATAATTATCACCCTCAATCAAAACATTATTGAAAGAAAAATTATCGGAAACTAACTTTCTATTTTTAACTTCTTTAAGAATTGGAACATGTGTCTCGCAACCTAAAACAATCTCCTCTGGTTTATCTTCCCAGACAAGTCCAAACTTTTTTCGATCTTTTAAAACCTTAATTTGTTTTTCAAGATCTTGTATACGAGCAAGTAGCTCTTTTGGTGAGTTTGTTTGAGACATAGGGGTACAGTTCTATGTCTCGACTATCCATTTTTTGTATAGAAACGGCAAAAAGGGACAGCCGAGCCTGTACCCCATAGCGGTGCTACCCCGAAAGGTTCCTGTTATGGAACTCGGACTGCCCCTCTTTGCCAATAACAGGTAAGAGAAAACAGTCCTTCCGGGGACTAAGCACGCTTATAAAAATACTATGGGGTACTTTTATAATCTATCACAAAAACGTCTTTTAATAAAGCGTTATAAAAAAATTGATCGCGAGTATGCGACGTATTTTCACTTCTGCATAGACTTAGCAAACCCCTCGTTCTGCGTCATTAATATAATATGGAACAAACACCATTAAAGTATTGTCTATACGCCCGTAAATCAACAGAAGCAGAAGAAAAACAAGCTCTTTCTATTGATTCTCAGATCAAAGAAATGAGTCAAATAGCAGAGCGTGAAGGCTTGAATGTTATAGAGATTAGAAGAGAATCGCACTCCGCAAAGGAGTCAGGGCAACGACCAGTATTCGAGGAGATATTAAAAGATATCGATGACGGTATATTTAATGCCATTATTACTTGGGCACCAGACCGTCTTTCGAGAAATGCAGGTGATCTTGGAAAATTGGTTGATCGAATCGATCAAAAGAAGCTAACTCAAATTAAAACTTTCGGTCAAACATTTACAAATTCTCCAAGTGATAAATTTCTTTTAATGATTCTATGTTCTCAAGCGAAACTCGAAAATGACAATAAAAGCATCAATGTGAAGCGAGGCATGAGGGCTAGATGTGAAATGGGATTATGGCCAGTACAACCGCCCACAGGGTACAGGAAACCGAATGAGAGATTGGCAAAATGTGAGGTAGAGATTGATCCCGAACGAGCACCAGTAATCAAGCAGATCTTTGAAAAGATTGCATACGAACGATGGAGCGGAATGAGAGTATATTCATGGTTACGATATGAACTCAATTTCAAAACACATAAAGGATTTTATTTGAGTGTCGGAAATGTATTTAAGATAATCAATAACACCTTTTATTACGGGAGATTTGAATTTCCACAAGGAAGTGGAAATTGGTATGACGGAAAACATACACCGATAATCAGCAAAGAACTTTTTGATGATTGTCGATCTGCAATTAAAACGCAGGTTATAAAAACTCATGGAAAAGAATTTGCATTTACTCGAATGGTAAAATGCGGAATGTGTGGATCTGGAATTACTGCAGATGAAAAGTTTAAGAAATTACTAAACGGCGGAGTAAATAGACACGTCTATTACAGATGTACAAAATCGAAAGATAGAAAATGTACTAATCCCGCAATAAACGAAGATGATCTATTAAAAGAATTTCAGAAAATGGCAACAACACTGGATCTAAATGAAGTACAACTTAATGAAAAATTGAATCTTGAAATAAAGAAATTTAAAAAGCTTCAAGCAATGTTTTTAGGAAAAGATAATCCAGCAGATATACAGAAAGTTGATCTCAGAAATTACATGAAATTCGTTTTGAAAGATGGAACAATTTTAGAAAAACGATCGGTTCTTGATTGTATAAAAAACGACCTAGTTTTGAAAAATAAAACCATAACAGTTAAAGCATAAAACTAACTTTTCAAACAAAAATAACTAACGAGATAATCGTTAGTTATTTTTGTTGTTCTTTATAACAAGGGTATTTGATGACCCTTGTCGAGTGCTCGAACTAGCACTCGACTCTGTGACCTTACGGGGAATCGAACCCCGATTTCATCCGTGAAAGGGACGTGTCCTAACCGTTAGACGATAAGGCCATCCAAACTAAAAATCTTTTAAAATAAAAGATTTAAAGTTTAGAAAAAAATTATAACACAAAAGAGACTATTCTCAAAACCTTTTTAAACTATTCTTCATCTACCAAATCTCTAAGTATTTTCTCTGGCACTTCTTTTACCTCTTCTCTTTTTTCGACTCTTTCAACTTTGGAAGCTCTAGGTTTTTCTTTTTTAACAACATTATTTTGTCGCACTTTTTCAGCCTGCATAGCCTTTTCTAAAGCTTCTTTTAAAGAAGTGCTGTTAGAACTTAGTTTTTCCTTAGCCTTACTCTCCTCTTCTCTAATTTTGCTAATATCGGTATTGTCTATGTCTCTGTCTTTTCTTCTAGAACGAGTTCTTCCATTTGGTCTTTCTTCCTTAGCTCTTCTGTCATCAAAAGTCTTTTTCTCTATTTTTTTATAATCATTCTCAATTCTATTTTCATTTGTCTTTTGGTGACCTTGATAACTATTTCTTTTTTCAGATTGCAAATCTTTTTCTAAAACTGGAACATACCAATCCCCAATCTCTTTTTCCACTTCTTCTTTTTTCTTTCCATAAAACTTTCGAGAGTGCTCCATTATCTCTTTAGCGTGAGAAGTTGCTGGTTTAGCGATAGGAGGAAGACCTTTAGCAGAAAATGGTTTGGAGCCGACGCTGTCTATCATCAGTCTTAAATACATCTGAAAGGCCGACAAATTGACAATATCGTCAGCACTAAAAACTGGAGCAAATTCTTTTTCAAAAACATCAGCGTCAGTAGCTCCCACTCTAAATGTCACCATGGTTCCAATATTTCCAAAAATAGCAGCTTTCACTTCTTCAGTCATTTGATCCACATATTGATGAGCCACAGTCAAAGCTAGCTGATATTTTCTAGCTTCAGATAAAATCTGAGCAAAACTGTCATTAGCAAAGTTTTGAAACTCATCTACATAGAAATAAAAAGGAGGCAACTCTTCTAATTTGTAAGGATCTACGTCGGCTCGACTCATGGCAGCTGAATAGATTTTAGTAATCAAAAGTGAGCCAATAAGATTGGCATTACCTTCCCCCATTTTTCCTTTAGACAAATTCATGATCAAAATTTTTCTCTTATCCATTACTTCACGAATATCAAAACTTGTTCTTTTTTGTCCAATAATATTTCTAATCAAAGGATTGGAAGTAAATTGTCCAATTTTATTTTGAATAGCGGGAGCAGCTTCTTGTTGATATTTTTCTCCAGCTTTAGCAAATTCTTCCAACCAAAAAGATCTAATCGAAGGATCTTGCACATTAGCTACCATCTTTTTTCTATACTCTTTATCACTCAACATACGATTGATGCCAATCAAAGTCTCATCATCATTTTCTAAAAGAGTGAGAATAATATTATTTAATATATATTGCATCCTATCTGAGAATTTGTCTTCCCCGAAAACTTTTTTAAAAGCCGCCATCAAACCATTAGCTACTAAATGTCTTTTATTGATATCTACTTTTTCTAAAACATTTAAGGCTACAGGATATTCTGTGTCAAACGGAGCAAAATATATAACATCATCTTTTCTGTGTTCTGGCACAAAATCCAAGAGCTTTTCGGCTGTTCCTCCGTGAGGATCGATAAAAGCTAGCCCTTCGCCATTTTGAATGTCTTGAATGGCCATATTTTCAAGCAGGGTAGATTTTCCCATACCAGACTTACCTATAACATAAAGATGTTTAGTTCTGTCTTTAGCTTTGATACCAAATTTGACCATTTTATTACGATAGTCAACACTACCCATATAAGTAATTCTCTCGGGATCATTTTTATATTCTTTATATTCTTTTTCTTCTAGATTTTCTGACATACTTTATTTCTATTTAAATTATAACATTAAATAAATTTCTTCAATTTCTTTCTTTCTCTTTTATTTTCCTTTCTTCTAGCTGGGATAAAAACAAACAATAATTTATAAAAATATTTAAATAATATTAAAGCTAGAAGTGCTATTACAAAATTAAAAACAAAATGAGAAAAGGCTACTTGAGCATGCAAAGTGATAGGTAAGCTTTGAATCAAAGCAGAAAATTGTTTAATAAAAGGTAAGAACAATATGACACCGAAAAAGCTAAACAAGAAGTGGGCTAAAGCAATTCTTTTTCCGTCATTGTTGGAAACTGTGGCAGCCAATAAAGCTGTGGTAGTTGTACCAATGTTAGATCCTAAAATTAAAATAAAAGATTGATCAAAATTTAAAACACCTTGAGCTGCCAATATTATAACAATACTAGTCATCAGGGTTGATGATTGCAAAAGATTTGTCAAAACAAATCCAATCAAAAGACCCAGGCTGACATTAGAAGCTAAAGAAGCTATACCTAAAGCCATCGGTGAAGTAGCTAAAGGTTGAGCAATAACTGAAATCAAATATAAACAAGAAAATATTATTCCAAAATAAAAAACTAGTTCTCCATATTTTTTTAATTTAGTTTTTGTTCTCATTAAAACAAAACCTAAAATTACAAGATACGGCGCTATGTCTAAAATTCGAAAAGACAACAATTGCACAGTCAGAGTGGTTCCGAGATTGGCCCCAATTAGCACAGCTAAAGCTCCAGACAAAGTGATAAGTTTACTTTTGGTCATGGTCACCAAAAGCACAGAAATTGCTGTACTGGATTGTAAGAGAGCGGTAGTTATAAAACCAACAAAAGCCCCCAAAACGGGAACTTTTGTCCATTTATACAAAATCCTTTTTATATCGTCTTTGAAAGTATTTTCCGCATAAACAGAGAATCTCTGTACCGCGTAAAGGAAAAGACAAATAATGGCTATGATTGATATCAAAACACTAAAATCCTGGTAAGACATAGTCTTACATTATTTTAACATAGAAAATTTTGTCTTTTTTAAAAAATGATTTCTAAAAATTATTTTTCTAATTTGATTCCCAATTCTTTCAAATGTTTTTCGCTAGTTGGAGCTGGAGTTTGAATTAATAAATCTTTTCCTTCTCCCGTCTTTGGAAAAGCTATAACTTCACGAATATTTGGTTCATTCATGAGAATCATAATTAATCTATCAAATCCCCAAGCAATACCTCCGTGTGGAGGAGTGCCTGATTTGAAAGCTCTAAGCATATGGCCAAAATTCTTTTCTATTCTTTCTTCGTTATAACCTAAAATCTCTAAAACTTTTCTCAAATCTTCTGCTTTATGATTTCTAATAGACCCACCCCCAAGCTCATAACCATTCATGATAATGTCATACTGCTGAGTAATGATTTTTCCAATATCTTTTTTGTTGTGAAGATCTTCCATGTTTTCTTCTTTAGGACGAGAAAATGGATTATGAGTAAAAGTCCATTCCCCTTCAGCTTCTGGATCATCTGAATCACTAGTTTTTTCAAAAAATGGAAAGTCTATCACCCATTCAAAAGCTAAAAGATTAGGATCTTCTTTATCTTCTCTCAAATCTGGTCTATCGCTACCATATTTTTCCATAGCTTCTTTATAAGTCAAAACTGGAAAAGGAATTTGTTGAATTCTTTTTTCAGGAAAAAGTTCTTTGACCATTTTAATTAAAATTTCTTCATTAACTTGACGAACCTCTTCCGCTGTAGCAAAACTCATTTCAATATCCAACTGAGTAAATTCTGGCTGCCTATCGCCTCTTGTATCTTCATCACGCATACATTTAGCAAATTGAAAATATCTTTCCATACCTCCAGACATAAGTAGCTGTTTATACTGTTGAGGAGATTGAGGCAAAGCATAAAAACTTCCCTTCCAAAGACGGCTTGGCACAATATAACTTCTTGCTCCTTCTGGAGTTGGATTAGTCAAAATTGGAGTCTCTATTTCCACAAAATCTCTAGCTAAAAATTCTTTTCGTAAAAAGTTTTGAACTTTACTTCTAACCCGAAGATTGTTTTGAATTCTCTCTCGACGCATATCTAAATATTTTTTTTCTAGACGTACATCTTCGCTAATTTCTTTACCGTCGGTAGAAATATCAAAAGCCGGAGTCTCAGCTTCATTTAAAACTTGAATGCTTAAAACTTCTAATTCCAAATCTCCGTTTAGAACCCCTTCCTTTCTATTCCTTTCTGGACGTTGATTAACTTTGGCTAAAATTTCCACCACCCATTCTGGACGAAGTTTTTCTGCTACCATTTTTGCCTCTCCATAGTTTGGAAGTACTACTGCTTGTACTTTGCCAGAAAAATCACGAATATCCAAAAAGATTAATTTACCCTGATCTCTTCGTACATCTATCCAACCTCTCACAATCACTTCTTGTTCAATATTTTCTTTTAAATCTCTAATTAAAGTCCTCATAATATTATATTTTTAGCTATTAAGATTTGTATTATAACAAAATAATCATTAAAAATAAAAAGCGAGTAAAATCGCTTTTTATTTTTATCTCTTACCAAAGCCCTTGATTTAAATAAAGCAAAAACATCAAAATCAGCATCGTTATTGCCCCGTATAGCATATGAGCCCAATGTCCCCTCCGGTACTCTACAATTGAGAAAGAAATCAAAGATATTCCAAGTAAAGTCATCACAATTTTATAAAAAGTATTTAAGTTATACCAGAAATTATAGATAAATTTTTGCCAAGGAGTAGAATATTCAAAATTATTTTCTTCTACAGAAACTCCAGTAAAAATATCTGTATCTGTCGCATTTTCAAACTCTTCTTTGTCTGCCACAATCACAATGTTGTTTCCATCTATAAGGGTTATATAGTTTTCTTCTGCTGGCTGATTAGCTTCATCTGTATTCGTAGTGGTTGCGTTCAACAATACAGATTCATTATTATTTGGGTTCACCTTTATGTCATTTTGAACTAAAGTTGTACCTGCTACAAAATTATTTTCTACAAAAATTCCCGCCACTTCTCCAGTTTCAGCTTCTTCATTTGTAGCTACCTCGCCGTCATTTATTATTACAGATGAAGCTGTAGAGACAGTTTCTGTAATAACTTTTTTCTCTTTTGGTGTACCAAACATTTGTACTACATAAATTGTGTTATGCCCATCTATTATCCCCTCTTTTACGGTAATACCAATTTCTGTAAATTTGCTATTTAAAATATTAGCTTTGTGAGTAGGAGATTTCATCCAAGCATCTGAAACATCTCTTGATTTAGTAAAGTCGACAGCTAAATTCTCTCCAGCATAAATAAAATCATATCCAACTTGTTTCAGCCAATACCAAGGAGTTTTTCCTGTTGGAGAATTGTGGGCGAAGTATTGATATGTTGCCATATCTTCTGCTTTATAGCCAGAAGCTTGCTCTAAAAGAGAATTTTTTTTGAGTGGAGACTCTCCGTATTTTTGTCTAGTTTCGTTAGTTATATCTATTAAAACAGAAGAAACAATTTCTTGCCCTCTTACTGTTCCATGAAGGAAATAATATCTAGCAAAAGAAATGCCGGATAAAAATAAAGAGATGCTAATAATTATAACCAAAGTCACTTCATGCAACATGTGAGGTTTATGGTGGTTTTTTTCAGTAGGTATAAACGAATACTTTAAGAGACTCGCCATTTTCTTTATTTTCTCCTTTTCTTTCATATTTAACTATTTTAGCATAAATAAAACCCGTTTTTTAACGGGCTTTATTTTGTTTATTTGAGATCCTTTAATCTGATAAAAGAGCACTTGTTTCAAAATCCTCTAAGAGTATTTCATTTACAAATCCTCTTGTAGACCAGAAGAAGTTCCCAGTTCCCTTTCCATTTGTGATTTCTACATTTGTAAGGATAGTGAGATTAGCTTCTTGATACTTAATAAGAGCAGCTTTGGTCTTTGGGCCAAAGACTCTTGTTTCATTGCCTAATGATCCCGCTCCTGATTCCGCGACTGTGAATCCTTTTAGATTTAAGAATTTTTGTAGAGCTTTTACTTCATCATGTACTGATCCGAGCTTAAGATTTTGTGTAAATTGATAAGCTGTAGCACCAAGTACTCGTCCTTCTGTTGAAGGAGTTGTCACTGCTGTGCTAAACGTCGCAGGAGTGAATACTATTAATCCTCCTCCACCTGATGTTGAAGCAGGAGTAGTTTCAGGTGTTGTTGAAGAATTATCATCTCCTTCATCTCCTTCACCTCCATTATCACCACCATTTTCAGGCATGATAACTGTAAAGTTAGATGTCCATCCCGCAGTACTACTATTTCCTGTCATATCTGTGACTGATACATGTGCTGCAAAATCTCCGTCCACACATGCTGTTGATGTACCAGTTACTTTTAATGTAGAAATATTATAATCTACTGCCCAAGGTGAACTTGTTGAGAATGGGGAGGTTATTAAGTTTATTGTTGTTCCACCACAACGATCATTTGTTACACGACTTACTAGTTGAACATATACTCTGTTTAGAGCAAGATTATCTGTTGCAGTTCCACTTACAGTAAATTTACCGTCTGCTACAGAGCTTACATTGATGTCTGTCGCTGGTGAAGTTTTATCAAAGTAATAATGAACTGATTTACTCCATGCTCCAGCATTACCGTCTACATCAATAGCGCGTACCCAAATAGTTACTCCGCCTTGTTCAGTATCTTCTGGCTGATGACTTCTAGAAGTTCCGTTAACATCACGACAACCAATAAATCCATCTACACCAACCATAACCAATCCTGGACATGTATTCCCGCCACCAAATGTATGTCCATCGTCATAGTTGTAAGCTATCTGATAATGATCAATCTCTTCATCATCACCGTTTATATCTTTTGTCACTTCTGACCAAGCATTTAATATTGGTGAAGATTTAAGCCATTGTCTTGCTGTTGGAGCTAATATTATCGGAGCAGCAGGAGCTGTTCTATCAATTGTGTAAGTTATCTCAAAAGTATCACTACAATTTGACTCGTTACCTGCAGCGTCAACAGCTACAACACAATAATAATGTGTTCCTTCGCCTTGATTAAATACTCCAGCTAATGATGTAGTATTTACAGTTGTTGTATATTCACTACCAACCTTATACTGATTTCCATCAATAGCATTCCAGTATTTGTAAATATAATGATCTACATCAGATGAAGCACTTGCATCCCAACTAGCTGTTCCAGATACTTCTTTTGTTGTTCCACCATTTGGAATTATATTATTTTTAGCTGTAGTCCAAGATAGATTTGTTGGAGCAGTTGGAGCAGTATTGTCGATAGTAAAATTCCAAGTGACTGTATTACTTGTATTATTACCAGCATCCCTACTATTTACTCTTAAATAATATTGACCCTCATCTCCTAAATAACTTGCTAGAGTTGAAAGATCACAAGAAAAAGTCTCAGAAGCTATAGCTGGTAATAACGGTTTATTCACACAACTCTTTATTAAACCTGATGACCCATATAAATTCATTGTTAATTGTACAAGACCACTTTCATTATCACTTGAAGAAGCGTTTACAGTTGAAAGATTGTTTGTTCTATAAGAATTACCAGAAACTGGAGAAATTACTTCTGTAGTAGGCTTCTTTGTGTCGACATTTCCGAAATAGAATTTGTTTGAATAATTTCCAGTATCTGCATAATTTATTGTTCGGCAGTAAGGACCTTCTAAAGAGTTTCCAGATAAATTATCTGTAGCAATATGATATGGAGTACCAGACCAGTTTTGTGTTTGTTGTGCCCAACCTGTTCTTACAACTTCACAAACATGATATGTTCCAGCGTCTTTCACAGCTGAGAAAGAAAAATTTCCTTCTGAATTTGTCTGGGTTGATTTTACAAAATCCCAACCTCCAGAAGAATTTTCTTTATACAGATTTATCTCCCAACCTTGTCCAAGATTTTCCGCCTTATCGTTACAAGAAGTTAGTCCAAAACAATCGTTCAATTTATGATCTCTGTAGACAGAACCGCTAATAGACATTTGGTGTTTTCCTTCTGGATCTGGGTTGTAAACATTAAATGATACCCAGTCAAAGTCCCAATTTCTCTCTGGACCAAAAGTTGATCTAACTGAAACTTTTTCAGATAGACCAGTTACTGTGTATTCTTCTGTTGAACTGCCTGCGACTGATTGTGAAGGATATGAATAATCATCTTCCGCAAGATATCGCTTTCCGGCACAACCACTAGGTAATGGATTAACTCCTATTCTACAAGGACCATATTTATTTGTTCCGACAGCTGGTTGGTCATCTTTCTTGATTTCAAACCAGACTGTTTGAGCTTTTGGATTTACAAACCTTAGAGTTACACTATTAGCAGTATGAGAGACAAATTCTACATAAGGTGCATTTTTAGTTTTATTTAAATCATTTGTACTTGGGAAAGGATCAAGTGTAGCTGGAGACATTAAAGCAACAAAAGGAATACTTAATATCTCTAAAAATTTTTCTCCAAAACTTTTTTCTGAATCATTCTCATCACTCTCGCCTAAAGTCGTAGAAGCGTCCTCCGACCCGCTCTCTTCTTCGTCTTTAGTATCAGAAGAATCATCCGAAGATTCATCTTCTCCCTGATTCTCATCAGTCGTCGCCCCCCCCCTCCGAAGAAGGAAAAGTTATTGTGATTCCTTCTCCTGTTGATGGAGAAGTCTCAGTATTTTCTGCGGTTTGAGCTACCAATGGATATTCTTCCGCATAAATTGTATTTAATCCACTCGCAAGAAGATAAGTAAAAGCAAGTGATAAAGATACAATCAATAATATCTTTTTCATAAATTTGTTTAATTAATAAAAACTGAATAATAAATAATAATCTTATTTGATGTCTCAATATCAAATAAATCACACAATCAATAGTTAGTAAAACTAATAACAAATATATAGATCTCAAATAAAAAATGCTATATATGACCCGATTATATCATTTAAGGGATGGAATGCAACTAAAAAAGACTTGTCGTCAATAGGAGTTTTGGGGTGGCTTTTTGTGTGGTAAATAGGATTTTATCCACCACAAATATATTTTTCTGCGCAGTGAATGGGACTCGAACCCACGACCCCCGCCGTGACAGGGCGGTGCTCTAACCAGCTGAGCTACCACTGCAAACCTATTTTTAAAAATCAGTTTTTCAAAAAATAAAAAATTTTGAAATATAATTTTCTATCGCTATAGTCTATCTGATAATTAAACAAATTTAAACATCAAATAGTTAAAATATTTTAACATATTTGTTTTTAGTTTGCAAAAAGCATTTTTAAGTGTTATTATCTTACTTGCCTACCCATAAGGTATAAAAATATAGCGGAATGGAGTAAAGGTAACTCGCAAGGCTCATAACCTTGAAACCCAGGTTCGAATCCCGGTTCCGCAACAAGAATACAAAAACTCCACAATTTGTGGAGTTTTTTGGTGTCAGTAGGTGGAATTGAACCACCGACCTTGGCTTTATGAGTGCCACGCTCTAACCAACTGAGCTATACTGACATTTATATTTTACTTAGAACAAGTAAAATATATCATATTTCTCTAGCTTTTCAAAAAAATTATTTCTTTTCTTTGATATTTTCAGCTTGAATTGGGGAAATTATTTTTTCTTTTTTAACTTTTTTAATATCGACAGATAGAGATTTTTGAACTTCTTTTGAATTTTTTTCTTTCTCTTCCTTAAGGTCTACCTCCACAACATTTTCATAGCTAAGTGAAGTTTTAGAAAAATCAAATTCCAATAAATCTCTAGCCAATTCATTTAAGACATTGGTTTGAATATACCTTTTGACAGGTCTCGCTCCATAGTGAGTGTCATAAGAAGATTCTGCAATAAAGTCTCTAGCTTTATCAGAGACAGACAGTTTCAACTCTCTGGTAGCCAATCTTTTTTCTAAAGCTTCAATTTGCAAATCAACAATTTTTCTGATTTCTTCTTTTTTCAAAATATCAAAAAGAATAATTTCATCTAGTCTATTGAGAAATTCTGGACGGAAAAAATCTTTTAGAGCATTTAAAACTTTTTCTTTAGTTTCAGAATAATCATATTCTTCATCTCCAGCGTGACTACTAAATCCATAGCTTTCCATTTTTTGTATATATTGTGAACCAATATTACTGGTCATAATAATAATAGTATTTTTGAAATTCACATACCTTCCTTTACTATCTCGCAGTCTTCCTTCGTCTAAAACTTGAAGCAAAATATTAAAGACTTCCGGATGAGCTTTTTCAATTTCGTCAAAAAGTAATACAGCGTAAGGCCTGTGGCGAACAGCTTCAGTCAAATGTCCAGACTCATCATATCCTACATATCCTGGAGGAGAACCAATAAGTTTGGAGACAGAATGCTTTTCCATATATTCACTCATGTCTACTTTGATTAAAGCTTTTTCATCATTAAACATAAACTCAGCTAAAGCTTTGGAAAGCTCTGTCTTTCCAACTCCGGTAGGACCAAGAAACATAAAAGACCCAATTGGTCGATTAGGATCTCCAATTCCAACCCTAGAACGACGCACTGCGTCAGATATTTTAACTATAGCTTCTTTTTGTCCAATGACCCTTTTACCTAATTCTTCTTCCATTCTTCGCAATTTAGCCTGTTCTTCTTCTAACATTCTAGATAAAGGAATACCTGTCCAACGAGCTACCACATTAGCAATGTCTTCTTCGGTAACCTCCTCTCTTAAAACTCTCTTATTTTTTTGAATCTTCTTTAATTTATCAAGTTTAGAGTTTAACTCTTTAGTTAATTTAGGTACTTCGCTGTATTTAATTTCAGCAATCCTAGCCAAATCTCCCGCTGCTTCCACGTTTTCGGATTCTGCTCTTAAGTAGTCCAATTTTTTGCGAAGCTTTTTAATCTCTTTCAAAATATCTTTCTCATTATTCCAACGAACTTCTAATTCTTTTACTCCTTCTTTAACATTGGCTATTTCTTCTTCTACTTGTTTGATGCGAGATTTTAGTTCTGAATTTTTACCTTTTGTTGCATTTAAATCTTTACCCAAAGCTTCTTTTTCAATTTGTAGTTTTAAAATTTTTCTATGAGCCTCTTCCAATTCAGCCGGCTTATTTTCTAAAGAAATACGCATACTGGAAGCCGCCTCGTCTATCAAGTCTATAGCTTTATCCGGGAGAAATCTGTTGGTAATATATCTGACTGATAAATTGGTCGCGGCAAAAAGAGCGTCGTCAGTAATACGCACACCATGAAAGAGTTCGTATTTTTCTTTTAGCCCTCGCAAAATAGCCATAGTGTCTTCTACCGACGGCTCTTCCACATAAATCGGTTGAAATCTTCTGGCTAGAGCAGAATCTTTTTCGATATGTTTTTGATATTCATTTAGCGTGGTAGCTCCAATGACTTTGATTTCTCCCCTGGCTAAAGCTGGCTTCAAAAGATTAGCCACATCACCTCCTCCTTCCGCCGCGCCTGCTCCAACAATGGTATGAATCTCATCAATAAAGAGAATAATTTTTCCTTCACTTCTCTCAATTTCTTTCATAATCTGCTTTAATCTCTCTTCAAATTCTCCTCTAAACTTTGTCCCGGCTATAAGCATACCCAAATCAAGAAGTACTATTTCTTTATCTTTCAAAGATTCGGGCACATCTTGTCTAGCAATTCTATTGGCCAAACCTTCCACAATGGCACTTTTTCCGGTCCCTGCATCACCAATTAAAATTGGATTATTTTTGGTACGACGAGAAAGGATTTCCATGAGGCGCATAATCTCGTCATCTCTTCCTACCACCGGATCAAGTTTGTCTTGTTTGGCTAACTCAGTTAAATTTCGAGTAAATTTAACCAACCATTTATTTTTTTTAGGCTGAGGAATATTTTGAGACTCAGAATTTTTAAATTCTAAAATTGTTTTTTTAACAGTTTCTTTATCTATTTTAAACTTTGCGACTATTTCTTCTATTTGTTGTCCACCTGCCTCAAAAATTGCCAAAAAGAGAGTTTCCACTCCAATAAATTCATCTTTCATTTCTTTAGCGATACGAATGGAGCTTTCCAGAGTTTGTGCAAAATCTCCAGTTAAATACATTTGAGGAGTGGTGGAAAGCGTGGTCGAAGCAGGAAATCCTTCAATATTTTCCAAAAGAATATCTAGAAGCAAAATATAGTCTACCCCCATTCTTTCTAAGACAGGAATAACTAAATTATCTTCTTGTAAAAGAAGAGCAGCAAACAAGTGTACAGAAGACACATGATTCTGATTTCTTTCCATAGCTAATTGATGTGCTCGATGAATAGCGTCTTTAGCTTTAGTTGTAAAATTATTAAATGCTGGAGGCATAGTTTTTTATTTTTCGTTTTTAATTTTTTATTTTATAAAAATTAGTAATTAATTGTTTTCAAATCTTTCTTCACAAACTTTCCAATTGATATTCGATATAAAAGCATTAATATACTCGGATTTTTTGGTGTCATAATCTACCATAAAAGCGTGCTCAAAAATATCCATACTGAGAATTATTTTGGCATCAGCTAAAAGACCAACGTCGTGTTCATTCACCCAAATAATTAACAATTTTCCTGTACTTTCTTCTTTGACTAAAAGTATCCAACCTACCCCTCTGGCCGCCCCGGCAGTTTTAAATTCTTCCAAAAAGTCTGCAAAACTAGTAAAATCTCTCTCAATTGCTTTTGCTAAACCACTTTCAGAATTAAGCTCTTTACCGTCTTCAATTAAAGATTCAAAATAAATTTCATGCAATTTCATTCCGTTGTATTCCCAGCCGAACCTTCTTTTTAACTCTCCTTTTTCGTAGCTACCTTCTTTCACACTATCGGTACTGAATTTCTCTAGAATACTATTTAAACTTTTAACATATCCTTCGTAAAGAGTAAAGTGAACGTTGAGCGCCCTATCCGAAAAACCCTTCATTCCTAATAAATTTTTATAATCTTTTGCTGTATACATATATATTTATCTGTCCACTTTTTAATTTTATCACAAAAGGTATTTTTCACCTTTATTTCTTAAAGTTTCTTAAACTTGTAATAAATCTCTTTCAAAACTTTCACAAATCTCTTCAAATCTTCTTCTTTGGTTTCAGAATTTAAAGTTATACGAATTGTTTCTTTGGCTTTTTTTATAGCTTCAGTTTTTTTCTTTTTATTATAAAGAGAGTAAATCACATGACTATATTCATCACTTTTAGCACTACAAGCCGAACCAGCAGAAACAGCAAAACCTTTCTCATCTAATCTCAAAACCATTTCGTCTGAAGGAAAGTCGAATAAACAAAGAGAAATGTTAGAAGGCACTCTTTTAGCTTCTCTCTCTTCTCTAACGATACCTATTTTTTCTTTTTTCCACTCATTTTCATTCCAAGCCCCATTGAGTTTGGCTTCAGGAATATTTTTCAAAATTTCTTTTAGTAAATTATTTCTTTTAAGAGAAATCTCTTCCAAATATTCCACGTCCTTAATTTTCTTTTGAGCTTCTTCTAAAGCTATCGAAAGCCCAACAGCTTTTTCAATATCCACTGTCCCAGAAAAAAGATTTCTTTCTTGCCCTCCTCCAAAATAAACTGGAGAAATTTTTACAGCTTCTTTTTTAAATAATATTCCAGAACTTTTTGGACCATAAATTTTTGAACCATTTAAGCTCATCAAATCTACTCCAAGCATATCAACATATAAAGAAAGATAATTCCCAGCTTGAGCAGCATCGGTGTGAAAATAAGGAAAATTATTTTCTGTAATAAATTTCTGAAAGGAGTTTTTTTGAGCTTTCGTTTGCGAGATTCGCGAAGAAAAACTCTTTTCAGAAATTGAAACCCTTTCTTTTTTATACTCTTTTATTTTTTTAGAAATATTTTTGATTTCTTGTATTGTTCCGATTTCATTATTTACATACATGACAGAAATAAGAATAGTATTTTCTTTAATAGCTTTTTTGACAGCTTCGGGATCTATCAAACCTCTCTCGTCACACTCTATATATGTGGCTTCAATTTCTCCTGTCCTATCTAAATATTTTATATTTTCTAAAACTGCTGGATGCTCAATGTTTGAAGTAATAATATGCGGCACAGGTAAATCTTTTTTCTTTTGACTCTTATAGAAATTAATCACACCAAAAATAGCTTCTACACAAGAAAGGGTGCCGCTTCCGGTAAAATATATTTCATGCTCACGTACTCCCAACACTCTAGCCACCCTCATTCTTGCCTCTTCTAAAATATTTTCTGCCCCCAATCCTTCTTGATGTAAATTAGCAGGATTAAAGTTTACGACCGAAACTTTTTTCATTTCGGCTAAAACTTTTTTGCTAGGCATGGTTTGAGAAGCAAAATCTAAATAAACTCTTTTATTTTTTTCTTTTGCTAAAGATTTTTTCATAAATTATTTAATTAAAGATATCACATTTTTAATATAAAATATAGACTTAATCTAGTTTTTATGATATTATGTTTCAATAATTTTATGCCTGAAAAATCAAGTCAAAAAGAAAGACAGCCAGTTGTAGCCATAATGGGACACGTTGATCATGGAAAAAGCTCCCTCTTGGATGCTATTAGGAATACTAATATCGTAGAAG